GGCTGCAGCAACTAGAGCTGCGGCCATTGCAACTATCGCTAGTCCAGCTCCAATGCCGCTAATTAATCCTGGCATCTTGATTTTAGGAGCCTTGCCTCCTTTATCTTTATCCTTAACAGCCGTTTTAAGTAATTCTTTAATATCTGTAAGAAGTGCGGTCTGATTTTTCAACTCCTCATAAGTTTGCTCCGAAGCCTTTTTAACATCAACTGTTAAAAATGACTTGATTTCAGCAATATCATCAGTAGATTGCTTTTGCATGTCGGCCAGCTTGACCAGTGGAGCTAAAAGTAATTTCATATACTCAGTAAAAGACGTCTTTTATTTTTATGAGCTATTCTATATATCTAAAAACTCCATCACTTAAGCGACGGAGTTTTTAAATTAGGCATTTTCATGCTCGGCATTTTCATATTAGGCATTTTCATCCCGGACATCATATCGTTAGTCTGGTCTTGTTGGCCTTTTTGTGCATCGTTTTGGCGCTGCAACTCTTCTACAAGGTCTTTAATTATGTAGCTATATTCATAGAAATCCATTTTATCCAACTCCGACGGTTGTATGTGAAGGTGGTAGTAAATGTAGAACTTACTTTTAAAGAAGCTCTGAAGAGAAATCTTGAACAATGAAAAGAGATTTGAGTCCGTTACGAAAGTTAATGGGGACCTGCTCCTCCTCGTCCCCTAGTGTAACTAGCATATTTGGCTGTACACCTACTTTCATTTTTTCGGCAAGATTATAGATTAGTCCATACTTTTTAGTTGACCATCCATTCATCTCTATTTCAAAATCAAATATATTTTTGTCTGTAAATCCTCTCCACTCTTTAATTAGATAAGGTGCAACCTGTAAAACAGATTGATCGATGTTTGCATCTTCTCTTTGCTTTTCTCTAATATAACCTGTAATCTTTTGCATTACACCTATAGTAGGAGGTCTCATTTCGATAATACCATGACTTTTAGTGGCAATGCTAAAGCACTTTCCTTCTTTATCGTAGTATTTTGCAATCTCATCTGGAACCTGGAAATACTGGAAGTATTCTTTCTTAATTTCAATGTTATGCTTTTCACCTGTTTTCTTTTGTGTATAATCTACAGTTAATTTAGATTCAGGCTCAGGAAAGGTTAAATCTCTAATCGATAGAATTAAATAGAATCTGTCTTCTTCTAAAAGGTCTTTATATGACATTCTCTTAGAAGGACAAGTTACCTTTGTACATGAATCTACGATTGCATTTAATTTTTCGTCGATATCTAGGACATCTTGCTCGTTAATCGTAGAAAAGTGTCTAATTTCTTGAACTTTAGCCGATCTAATAGAAATTTTTACATCATCTGGGTAAAACATTCCGTTAGATGGAAGGTTAGAAACATCTAAGTTATGATAACCTAAAATATCATCAGCCTCTCTAGCCTCTTCAGGTTGAAATTTGCTCATATCTACTTTACCTAGATTTTTAGGCTCTTCTACCTGAGTCTCTTCCGTCTCTACAATCTTCTTGTACTGTTCGTCCAAGTTAATATCTTTATTTTCTTTGTCGCTCATTTAAATTTATTTTGATTTAAGGTTTTTGATGTTGGCCGGATTCCATCTCTCGGCCTCGTGCGCTCTTTTTTCAATCTCAGAACTAAGTAAATCTCTAATAAACGCTGAAATAGACACAGGTCTCTCTCCGGATTCCAATGCTCTATTTAAAATGATTCTATTTATCATAGCAACTTGTTCTTCCGATAGTAAAACCTGTAATTTTCTCGTTAGTTTAGACATATCTTATTAGTATCTTATCAACATATTATATTTTTGTTTCATAAAAAAAGACAGAAATTTTCTGGAATTCCTGTCTTTTATTTATATTTATGCTAATACTTCTTTAAAAGTATCACATCTCCAAGCAATATCAATAGTTGCTGGAGCTGTATCACTATAATCTAGAGTACCGCTTAAGTTTACTGCACCTGTGATGAAACAGTCTTCAAATGTAAGAGTTCTAAATATGTCTCCTGCTCTATTGAACTGTACTATTACTAGCGTTCCAGTGTAATCTTTTTTAAGACCCATAACACCCGTTTCTTTATCGTATGATAGGTCTTTCCACTGTTTTAGAGTTTTGAATGCATAAGCCTGATTAGAATCATTTAAATTTAATGAAAACTGAACTGTAATATCAACCGCTGTAGATTCGGGCATTCCAGCATAAGAACGTGTTGAGAACTTATACTTTTGCTCGACTGCAGCAATTTCTTTATCAATTGCATCTAATCCACTTACTGTGTTCACGTGCTGCAACAATAAAGGAGCACCTGACACTCCAGCTGGAGGTAAGATTGTCACTTCAAACAGGTTATTCATAACAGGTTCGAATTGTCTACCTTTCTTGCTAGTTTGGTCTTGTGAATAATGTGGTAAAGCCATTTTAATCTATTTTATTTTTTTATATATCTATTAACTAAAATTTCCTGTTTGAATTTCACCAGTATTTAAGATAGTAGTTCTGTGAACAACTATTTCTAAACCTTTAACTGGCTCAACAAAGGTATCAATAATTCCGATGTTGTTATCAATAACTTCATCAGTGTTATTTGTTTGGTCCATAACATTCTTGAAATCATATACACCACCATCCTGTTGAACTGATTCCATGAAAGAGTCAGCTAGAGTTTTAATCTCAAGTCTAGTTTGTGCATTGTTAAATTCAAAGACATAATCTTTAAGAATATCTGCCATACCTTCTTGGATGTAAATTAATACTTCTCTAACGTGAGCTGAAGATAAAGCTGATTTAATTGATTGCTGTCCTGTTTTATTTCCAAGAATAGTTAAACCTACACCTCTTTGGAAAACTATAGGGTTAATTCCAAATGGCTCTAGAATATCTCTATCTGACTTGTCAAACGCATATTCTGCACCAACAACATTCGTTCCTGAAACAACACCTCTTCTAGGTCCAGCGACAATCGACCAAGGCAATGCATCAGTGTATTTGTCGATGTAGTTGTTAGAAACATAAGCAGCAGGAGGAACAATGATGTCTTTTCCACTTTCTCTTACAATTAAACCAGGAGCATAGAAGAATCCGTAGTTTGCACCATCTGTTAATCCAGGTAATGCGTAAAGAGAAGTTGGGTTTTGGTCTAAGTTACCACCATCCTTGATGTAGCTTGTCTTAAATGTTCCGTTAGCATCTTTAAAAGATGGGTCAGTTGAAGCTTTAAAGTCTTCTACTGTAGGTGCATTCAAGATAGCAGCTGCATTTTGTCTAGTCTGTGCTAAATCTGAAAGTTGGAATTTATTTAAAATGTTTCCTGAATCAAACGATCCGAATGTATCAACAATATATCTAAAGTCGATTGCATCTTTGTCAGCAAGTGCAGAAGCCAGAGCAGTTCCGTAAACAGCTGATAAACAGTCTGTAATTGACTTAGCTCCAATCTGTGCTTTTCCTAATACAAATGGCTTGTATACTGAAGATGCATCTTCGAATGATTTGAAGTAGTATCCACCCCATACGCTAGGTACTAAATCATCAGTGCTAATTGAGAACACTGTGTTTACTGAACCAACACTCTTAGATACTTTAGAGATTTTTGCCAATCTAGCTCCAGAAGCATTAGGAACATAGTGTCCTTTAGCAAGTGGGAAACTAGAAGGAGCATCAATGTTTGCATAAGTAACTGTGAACTGTGTACCGTTTGCAGCATAAGTTCCGTTTGTAAATGCATAGTCTCTAGCTCTAGAGTTTTCTATTGCGTATAAAGCGATTGTTTTGTTATCTGTTTCACCAAATGCTAATGATGTAGCAATTGGGCCATCAGCTGTAATTGTAGTGTCTCCGTTTGAAACTGATACGTTTGTAATTTCAACATACTCACCAGCTGATTCCGCTAATAAGAATCTACCTGAAGCAAATTCACCACCAGCGTTATCATAGTTTACAATTGTTAAAGTGTAAGGATCGTTGTTATCAACTGTACCTGTAGTTTGGTCACCAATGATAAGTTCAGCAGATGTACCTGTTGCAGAGTTTACATCTCCACCACCGTGAGTAATTACAAATGTTCTAGTGATACCTGAACCGTAAGAGAAAGCTGCTGAAGCGTTTCCAACGATTGCACCGGTTGTTTCATCGAATACACCAGTTACTGTTAAGGTTGCACCACTATAAGTTACTCCATGATCGATAAAGTCACCAGTGAATGAATCAACTCTGTTTTCTGTTCCGTCTCCGTTAGTCGTACCTGAAAGAGATGTTTGTGTCATTACAGTGGTTGACCAATCAACTGCAGAGAATGCAAATGTTGGATCGCCGTTAACCGCACCAGGATTATTGTTAGTATATGCACCTGCATCGTATGTCACTGTTTCAGTGAAAGACTTAGATGCTACGCCAGTAATTGACTGACCAACAACATAAGAAAGAAGTTCATAGTCTTGGTCAACATCCCATGTGTGACCAACTAAATCAACCTGTGAACCTGTTTCATCCATTACTTTATCTTCATCAATTGCACAGAATAAACCTGTTCTTCTTGATTCAGCATTAATTGCGTTTTCAACATAAAGGTCTCTTCCTTCTAAATCTTTGAATCCAGGAATTAATGAACCGCTGTATTTAGCGATTAATTCAACTTGTCTTAAGTTAGCGAACTCATCTAATTTAGTTTTATCTAAACCAACTGAAGTAAAGTATGCACCATAAACTGGGTCAGTATCTAATGAAGCTGCATTGAATTCTCCTTTGAATACAAATACATCAACCATGTAATCAGATACGTAATCTTTTTCGTTTAAGAAAGCAGGAACATTTCCTTCTCCATACCACTCTCTTGCTGTAATATCAAATCCATCAGTATCTTGAGCTTTTCTAACGAAAACTGTAATTGATTCTTGTTTGATATTTACAAAGTTAAAGATTCTATTAGAGTCATTTGAAAGTTGGCTTAATACCGCTTCGTCCGATGGAATAGCAAACTTATCAGCTTTTAAGAAATCTGAATAAGCATCTGTTCCGCTTGAAGAGCTTAATCCGTGTTGACCACCGTTTGTAACTGGTCTTTGGTAAGAAGCTAAATCGGTGTTTTCAAAATTAATTAAGTTCAACGCTAAAATAGGACCTCTTGATAAAGCTGTCTGAGCTGAACGGTGGAAAAACATTCCTTTTTTCTCTAAGTTTCTGTCAATGTTGCCAAAAACTTGAATAAATTGTTCTACATTTTCAATAAGAACGGGTGTATTGTAAGGTCCCTTTCTAGAGTGACCTACAACTAATCTAAGAGTTTCTACATTAATGTTTGCAGTCTGTGATTTATCAAATTCAAGTCTGTAAACCCCAGAACTCTTAAACTGTAATAATTGAGGACTTAGTGCCATAGTGTTTTGATTTTATTTTTCTTTTTACTATATATCTAGAACTTGGTTGGAATTATCATCGCAATAAATCATATATGTCATATTGTAAATCTCCGGATGTATCTTGGTCCTTGTAGAGTACTTCTTCCATTAAACTGTGTTTTTCTGGCTCTATACTATCTAAAAGTTCCTCAATGTAATCTGCATAATCAGTTGTTCCAAAGAATTCCGTAGCTGTTATCGCTGTCATAATAATATCATCATTACCCATTTGGGCTCCATAACTTCCGTTTCTAACCACACCAAATAAACTGGCCTCGTGAACAGTGTCAATGTCGTTGATAAAGATTCTGTTTGTTTCTATTAACTTTTTAAAGTTTTGACAAAATACAGATTTATTATCAGCTTTTAACTTTATACCTGGTTTTAAAGTTCTAGAGTCATGTCTATGTTTAAATCTTAGAACCATCTCATCATCAAAGTCATTTCTACCTGGGAAAACAGTTTGTAGGTACTTTAATAGAATAGTTCCGTATGTATTGAACTCTATAACCATCTTTACGTTTTCAGAATTAAAAATATCAACTGAAAGAGTGTATAAAATTTTTGCAAAGTCTTCTATAGTGTGTTCATTAGACCTAAAGAGTGCCACTTGATTTAATTTAAAGAAATCATACATTGCCCCAGGGTTAATAAACTCTCTGATGTGCTTATCTTCCATAGGTTCAACTTCAAAAACATTAATTACAGAATAGTCTCCTCCGTTTCCTTCTGCAATGTCTACTGAAAAAAGATAGTACCTATTAGATTCACTAGCCTCTTCTGTATCAAAGTCGGGGTGAAATCCTAAACAATCTTTTGTATCTATGTGTATGTTTTCAAATTCTTCTAAATCATGCCAAACAAACTTTGTTGCGTCCTTTCTAATTTTCTTCATCGTAATAGGACTTAACAGTAGTGAAGAAGAAGATACGAACTCGTTACCATACTGTCTGTTAAATGCTTCTTCTGAACCTAAGTTAGCTAATTCCCTTTCATACCATGCTTCATCTCTGTCAGGGTGTTGCCACCAATCGATTCTTGTTGCAGTATATTCATTAAGGCCTTTGTTGGCAGCTGCGTATATTTCATAGAACTTATTAAAACCATTTGGAGTTGAAGTGATGTTAATTCTTGACACCTTTGAAGCTGAGAGTGTGGGATATACGTTTTCATAGAAAGAATCTACTATAGTGTGATGAACGTGAGCAAACTCATCAAGGTACAGATTGTGTATTGTAAAACCAATACCTGCCTTGGCAGTTGTTGCCTGTCCAACTAATCTACAACCATTATCACACCTAACGTTCATTACGTCGTATTTAATAATACCTGGTTTCATAAAGAAAGGAAGATTTTCAATAACTACCTTTGCCTTATCAATAATTTCTTTGGTTGATTCTGATTTGTTAGCTAATAGTAATGTATTTTTGTCGAAGTTAAATGTTAAATACCATGCATTAAATATAGAAGCGGTTACCGTTTTACCCATTTGCCTAGAGGCTAGAACGATATTAAACCTTTCATTTTGAAAGCTATATAGAAGGTCTTTTTGATAATCTCTTAATTTAACTTTCTGTACACCTTCGTCTGTCATAACAACGGCATACTTTTCAGCAAAATAAACGATGTCATTTGCACATCTAGATAATTCAATTAACTCATCTTCAGTATACTCAAATACAATGTTTCCTTTTCTAAGAAATTGCTTACCTTCGTAGAATGGCATAGAAACTTGTGGCCTGTAACCTTTGTCTAAGGCAACAAGTAAATCATCAACCTGTTTTGTAGACCAAACTAGCTTTTTAGTATCAGCGTCTGCTCCACCTTTAGGAATCCATGCATTATCTCCTACGTAATCACTCATCTTATTCTTCTGTTTCTTCTACGTCCTCTATATCTTCCTCACTTGTACTTGCGATTCCTTGTTGAATAGCTCTCATCAAATCTTTAGTTCCTCGCTGAACAGAGCCATCTTCAGATGAAGCTCCTGTTTCAGCAATCTCTCTATCATTTTCTCTCTTTTTATAGATTTCTATATCCTTAGCTATTCTCTTCGTACTTTCTTCAGTTGCCATAAGATACATTGTCTGTGATTTAATAATATCTAGCATTGACTTTTGAAGAGTTGCAAGTACTTCAAACATTCTTGGAGCCAACTCACCATCTTCGATGGTTTCTAAAAGAGTTGTAAGAGCTCTTTCACCTGCCTGTAGTTGATATACTAATGAGGCCATGGTCATCTCGTCCATCTTCTTTTTGGCTGCAATGTACTCATCCTTCTCTATTATATCTTCATCTAAATAAAATTTCATTAGAGCAGATATAGTTCTCTTTGCTTGAGTTGCAGATTTATTCTTTAATTCTGGAAATGAAGGAAGAGGAACATAGTCTTCGTTCTTAACAGGAAGATTAGGATCGGTTTCAACCACCTTTTCGATAGGCTCACTGTCAAATCCAATCAGATCGTCTAATTCCTTTCTTATTTCATCAACCTGTGCTTTTATAGGTTTTTTATCTTTATCAGACATTTTACATTAATTTATATAGTATTTATCTCGCATTCTTGAACTTCTGGTAACCGATGCTGGGTATGGCGTTATCGGTTAAAAGACTCAATTGACTGTCTCTTACGACATATTGATTCAGTACATTTGAGTGTTGTTCGAGCTCTATAGGATTTTTAAATACTCTAATGTTAGTCATATACGTTTTATTTCCTCTAAGATGGAAGTTTGCGCTAGTGTCGTCTCCACCCCAAACCATTGAAGTTGGTACGTTTTCTATTTGTTCGAATTCTTTTACTAGATCGTTATCATCTGACTGTGGAGAAGGAACTCTTCTTGTGTTTATTGAAACGTCTAAGCTGTAAATATAAACTCCAAGCTGTCTGTATTGATTATTGAAATTCACAATAACCCCATACCATTTAGTAGGCTCTAAGTTTATTCCATGTGTAAATGTTTTAACATCACTTCCATAATAGACTTTAAATTCGTTATTACTAATATACATTCTCATACCCGTTTCTCCTTGAGGGACTAGGGCTCTTTGGTCTCCAAATAAGAAATACTCATTAGTATCTGTGTATTTAAACTTAGGTTGGAACCATAAAGAAACTGCAAGGTTTGAATCAGAGTTTAAATCTGATTTTACATCATATTCTAATGCTGTTGAAAGTTCAGCAACAGATTCAAGGTCATAGTAATTCTTACTAACAACCGTCCATCTGTTTTTCAAATCATAATCTCTAATAGTCAAATCTGCGTCAATATATTTTCTAATACCGTCTCTATATGATGTAGTGACAGTTTGAAATTGTTGAGGTTTTGTATTTTTATCATACTCCTCCTTTATCTCTTCTCCAAATACTTCTTCAATTCCTGTAACTAGTGTATCGGTTGCTGCATCAAAGTCTCCTTTAAGAACTGAAGACCTGTCTTGATATTTAACAAGCTTAACTCTCCAGTAACTAGAACTATGCATAAACTCGTCTGCGATGTTGACTGAGCTAATTTCATACATTCTATTAATTAAAGGAATAAACATATAATCTTTTGCTCTTGGTCTCTTGCCCGAACCGAATACTCTTTCAAATTCTTGTTGAACTATGTGAATCTCGAACTCTTCAAAGTTCATTCCGAAAATATCGTATGTGATAGTTTCGTCAGGGAAAGCATTATCAGGTACTAATACTTTAACTGATTCTTGATCGACTACATTGTGTAGTGAATACTCCATTAAAATAACGTCCTTTGTTCTTAAATCAGGTTCTGTTCTGAAATAAGTAACGTTATGTCCAAATATATTACTAACTAAAAAGTTTAAATCTTTATAGAGTTTAGTGTGCTTTCCTAGATTGTAAGGCTGAAACAAATTTGAATCAGAGCAGTCGTCCACTATTATATTAGCACATCCTGTATATGCAAAAGGATCGGTACAATCTGTACAGAATTGAGGACATGATGTTACAGCACCATCTGAAGTTTCTAAAATAAAATTCATAGAAATAAGAGTTAAACTATTTCCAGGTTGTATTGCCGCAACTTCAGGTTTTATGTCTATATAGAAATCGTTGTCAGGATTTAAAGATAATGACAAAATGTCACCAAACATCTGGTCTTTATTAAGTTCTCTAAATTCTGAAAAAGTTTTTCCATCAATCGACCATCTATATTCAAAATCAAATCTATTTGCATTGTTAGATGGAAGGTAATACTCAATGTCATTTACTGTAAAGTCGGGAGCAACTGTTAAATTAAGCTCTATGGGAGATAATATAGTTGCAATTCTATATGATTGGTTACCTATTAAAATATCATCCCCTACATTTAGATTTTCAAAATTGGTTCTCTTTCCTAAAACTGTTGTCGATCCACTAACAGTACTTATTGTACCTGTTAAGTTGAAAGGTTTAAGTCCTACGATTATCTCCCAATCTAAAACTCTAACAGTGTTTTTGTAAGGTTGTTGTAGTGATGCTATAAAAAAGTCACCGTATTCGTTAGCAGTATATCCTTTTACCATTAAGTTTTTTACTTACTTTTTTCTATATATTCTAGAAAATAAGCTAGTAATCTGTGATTAAGAGGAGTCTTGGATTATCTCCTTCTATTTTAGGTTCTATAGAATCTGCTAAATAATCAAGTAGTGCTAATTTTTGCAGATTACCTTCAAGCAAATTGGCTCTTAAATCTAATTTTCTTAAAAGTTCTCCGGTTGTAATTCTAGTGTAAGGTTTATTTTTTAATATACCCGCTTTCACCAACTCTACGTTTAAATCTTGTAAATCTTCAAATTTATATGCATTATAGAGTCTGATTGTTCCATGTAAAACTTTAAAATTAAACTTGATGTTTACTCCACCTTCTTCAGCGTTTTCAATAATTCTACTGTAAGACTTATCCTTATTTATGGTTATCTTAATGTACTTTAAGTTATGAAACTCGTCGATCATGGTTTGAAGAAAGTGAATAGAAGTTGCTTCTTTGTGTAAAGACTCGTATCCATTTGACCTCAATCGTAAAAGTTCTGACTTATAGTTAGTTTTTAAAATAGCTTTAATCTGATTTGCGCTTACTAAAATAGAATTCTCATCTATTTCTTTATAGTCAACCTGGTTTCTAAGCTCAGTATAAAGTTTATTATCGACATAATTGTATCTATACAACGTTACGTCAACTACTGTTGGAATACTATTTAAATCGAATTCTACCATTAATTAATCACCTGAATTGATGCTTCTATTTTTTTTAAATTTTCATCAAGTTGTTTTGGAAACATTTTTTGAAGCTCTTTAAATTCTCTAACTCCAATTTCATTCTTCTGCATATAAAACCTTGACACCTCGTCTTTTTCGGTATACTTAGATTTAGCGGATGTTGTTTTACTTGTTGCTTTTTTAGTTCTAGTATAAATCCATCCAGGAACACCCTTAAACCTAGAAGCAACTGCCGCCCAACTATCTATCACTGCAACTGGATTTATACCATTGAAGTTAAACGCATGTGCATTAGCAGGAAACTTTATAGAAAAGAATCTGTTCATCATAAAGTGATGTCTTTTCTTGTTATGATTAGAGATAGTCTTGTATTTAGACGGCTTGGTAAAAACTATCTTAATGAAATCAAAGAGTTTAGTTTCATCTAACATATAATTGGCTTTAAATCTTGTACCTTATTTTTCTGAAATGTTTACATTCTGTGTAAGTTTATTATACACATAAATGTAAGCGTCTAATAGAGATTCTCTTGGATTATTTTTGATGTAATCATCAACCTCTTTTCTGAGATTTTCTACAATGCCTTCTTGATAGGCATTCCATAGAATCTCTTCAATGTGCTCTTCACTAGAAAAGCTCATTTAACCTCTTTGTTTTTGGTTTTTCACCAGAAGAAGTGTCTAAACCTTCAAATGCATCAAATTGCTTTGGGGCTCCGGTTGCTTTTTTTGAAGTCCAGTGGGTTCCTTCTAAAATTCTTTCCATCTGAGATAGACCTTGAATGTCGGGAGAAACGCTTTCATCGGCTTCAACGCTTTTAAAGATTTGCTTTTGAATAGGTTCAGGTATTGTATTGTAATGTAATAACATGAGGTCTAAGTTCTGATTAAACCTTACCTTAATTTCATTCAGACTACTTTTCTTAGTAACTCTATAAATAATATCTACAAGCTTATCGATTCTTTCAGTGTTAAAGAAGTGGTCAATATGAAAATCACCTTCTTCTTTCTTATATTGGTCCAGTATCTTAATAGCCTGCTTTTCTGTTATTGAAAAGTTTCTGATTTTACCTGAAGCTGTTTTCTTTTCCCAACTAACAACTGACTTGATATTATCTGACTTATCTCCTTGAAGAATCTTTGTAAAGATAAAATCATCACAGTTAATTTCTTCAATAGAAACTTTGTTTTTAATTGTCCATTCTTGAAAGTCTTCTTTTAACTTATCGTAAGTTGCTTCGTCTGAACCTATGTTAAATAACAATTCTTCGTTTGACATTTCGCTTGTTTTTCTGGCATTGAGAACCTTCTCAAAACCTTCGAATGCAATTAAGTGTCTTTTAGAATTGTAATACCATAGAGAGTATGCATCTGTTGCAGTATTGTAGTTAACAAGTTGAATAAGGTCTCTATCGCCTGTCCATACAATACAGTTCTTACCTTCATTGTTTAACTGTGTAGACCAGCCGAAGAGAACATCATCTGCTTCTGCACCTGAAATTTGATGAATAACTACACCTTTATTGTGAAGAATTTTTTGAAAATCAGAATACACACCGAATACATTTTCCCAGTTGATTGAATCATCATGTGTACGTGTACCTTTATATTGTGCATCTGGAAATAGGTCCTTTCTCCATGACTTAGAGTCAACCGCAACCACAATTTGGTCGACGAAAGGTGTCATCTTTCTAACTTCAGAAGCAAAGTCAATTGAGAGCTTTCTCATAAGTTGAGACTTTTCTTCATCAGTCCCAAGTAATTGCTTTCCTTTTTTTCGAGGTAAAACAAACAAACGGCTGTGTAGAAAGTAATTACCGTCTATTAATAGAGTATGTTTTCCTAACTTCATCATATATTATTTATCTTATTTAGCTAATATACTAAATTTCTACGACCCGTGGAAATTTTTTAGCAACTTTTTTACTGTCTAACTATTTCTTGCAGCTTATATACACAACTCAACAATGTTATCACCGGGTCGATTACATGATTTCTTTGTGCTTGGTGTTCAGCTACTGTTATTGCGATTTGAGGAATAAATCTAGTTGCATTTGATTTTTCTGACTGAATGTACTCAATAAACTCTTCTCCTAAGGTTTGCAAAACATCATCAACTCTGTTAGAATACTCGCTCACAAGCAATTTGTAGTTTTTAACAGGGTCCGTTTCATTAAATATCAACTCAAAGACATCTTTGTAAACAGAGTTAAATCTTTTTACATCGTCAATAGTTATGTTTTCAGTTCCTTGAGTTTTGTAACCCTGTAGTTTGTTAAGAGTAGACCTCAAATCTGGAAAGTTACGTCTTACAAATTCTACAAGAGCTGGTTTTTCAATGGTCATATCTTCTTGACCACAGATTTGATAAACTCTTTTAATATATTTCTTAGTTAATTCAGATTCCTCTTCTTTATCAAAGTCAAAATTAATTACTTCGAACCTTGAAAGAATAGGGTCAGGAAGTTTATTGATATAATTACATGTTGCGATAAATCTAGAATTAGAAGCAAATTGTTCCATAGTTGCACGAAGTGCTTTAAAGAACTGGTCAGATACACCGTCAACCTCATCTAGAATTACAACTTTAAATTTTCCTTGGTCATCTAAGACTGACATAGTCGAACAAAAGTCAATGATTCTTGTTCTAATAACATCAACAGAAGTATCTGTAGATGCATTAATATAGATATAAGGTAATTCAAATTGATTTACAAGTGCCTTTGCACATGATGTCTTACCAGTACCAGGAGAACCAGCAAATAACATGTTCTGTGTTATGCCATCTTTAAACTTTGACATAACTCTATCTGGTAAAATTAATTCACCTAAGTCTTTTGGTCTGTACTTTTCTGTAAATAACGCGTTAATCATTGTACTTTTTGTTTAGAATTTATACACCCGAACAGTAAAATGTTTCAAGAATAAATACTATATGGCGTATAGTAAGAAATATCCTAAAATACAGAGAACTGGTGGCAGCTATCCTTCAAATCGTTTTGGCGTAGTTCTGTCAAATCTTTCTCGTCAACAAAAAAGATTGTTGATTGAAAATCCTATCATGGCAGAAAGAGCTCAAAGCGATCAATTTGTCCATATCATCTTTGAAATGTGTCAACACAGATACACGACAAAGAAGGACCGAATATATTACGACTGGTCTACTGGAAAGTTTATGAAAATGGATAAATTAAAAGAAAACTATAGGACCATAGATTGGGTTTGTGCACTCTCTGGTAAACCAATCCGAGCTAAGACTGATGACTTCTCCTTAGAAAACTTTGTACATCCAGAGTATCATGATGTTCTGTCGTCAGCAACTATGGTTGATAGTAGGATACTCAAGTCTTCGGTTGAGTTTCGTAAGCACGTAAAAAAACTCTTATTGAATCAACAACAAGAGTTTTTAAAATTAGCTCGTAAAAATTCTAAGAAAAAATTAGATTAATTTAGAAAATCTATCTTTTATTGAAAGAGACTCTTTAATCATTTCTGACATTTCAAGTTTTCTTAACTCAGATTCTAATATAATACCTAGTTTAGTTCCTTCAATCTGCCAAGATTCTTTCTTTAAAATGTTAGCTTTTAATTCTTTAGCTTTCTTAAGCTTTTCTTCCTCTCCAGATTCTTGATATTTCTTAATAAGAGCGTCAACTCTCTTAGTCATACCTTCTTTAGAATTATCTGTTTTATCTACAGGTTCTTCTTTAGGTTCTTCTTTAGGTTCTTCTTTAGGCTCTTCTGTAGTTTCACCTCCTTCTGGTTTCTCAGTAGTTTCACCATCTCCTGAATCAGTTTCAGTATCAGATGTGGTAGTAGTTGTCATTAAATTATCAGTGTCGGCCTGTCCTGATTTTGGAGTTTGGTCAGTTGGAGTTTCCATTCCATCTTCTTTAGACTTTTCGATTGCATCATCAATCTCTCCTACCTTTTCAGGATTCTCTTCTTTAATCTTTTCTAGGCTTTTCTCCTGTTCATCTTTTATTTTCTTAATTCTCTTCTTTTGTCTCTTTTGAGCGTCTTGAATTCTATCTTCTGTTTCTTTCTTAACACTCTTTTCCATATCTGAACCAAGAGCCTTTAACTTATATTCGGCAACTGAAACTGTGATGTCATCTATCAAGTGAGCTTTAAGTTCCTTTGACTTTCCTCCTTGTCCACCCATTGCAGTTGACAATTTATCTTCACTATACTTTTGTTCTAGAGAAGCTTCAAACTCTTTTACAGGAGCTTCAAGTTGCTCTATTCTAACTTTCATATCCTCAATCTGATTATCCAGCTTCTTTTTCATATCAACCTTCTTCTCTTTACTCTTATCTGGTTTTTCTTCAGCTGGTGGTGTGTCGCCTTTAGGTGCATCTGTTTTAGGAGCATCGTCTTTAGGGGCATCCGTTTTAGGAGCATCTACTTTAGGAGCATCGTCTTTAGGGGCAGGTTTGTCTTTTATCTTGGAGATATTAGTTTTTACCTGGTCTAAAGATGCTTTAAGCTTATCTATTTTTGCCTGCATCTTTGGCTTTGCTTCAGCTGCAACATCAGCTTTCATTTTTCTTAATCCGTCTATTTGCTGTTGAAGTTTTTCTTTTTGCTTTTCAAATCCTCTCAAAGCACCATCAACAAAAGACTTATTTGCCTTACTCTTTGCACTACTAACTTCATCTAAAGAAGTATCTTCATTTAGTTCTTGTCTCTTTAGTTCAAGTTGAGCCTTTGTAACCTCACTCTTAGCCAATTCCATCTTGTATTGCTTAAGCTTAGCGTAATCAGCTTCCATACTGGCTCTGATTTTCTTGTGCTTTTTAGCCGTTTTAAGAGTGTAAGCTGCACCACCTACCGCTGCAACGGTTGTAAAAACACCAACCTTTAAAAGTGCAAGAAGAGGGTCAGCATCTAAAACTGCTTTAATCTCATCCGTGTTTTCAAGTATTAAGCTTTCATTAAGGGGAGCTGGGTCTACGAGGTCATGCTCTTCTTTTAATTGTGTAGAAAGTTCTTCTAACGATGCGAGAATAGCATCAACTTCTCTAATTACTTCTTCTTTTCTATCTGTAGCAATTTGCTCAATAGATTCGTTAACAGAAGAATACCATTTACTAAATGTGTTCATTATGTTTTGGATTTAATTATAGTCTATATATTCCTATAAAAAAAGAAAAGGGAGCAAAATGCTCCCTTTTCAAAAGGTTATGTTCTAGAACTAAATTATGCTAAGTCAATGATGTTTGACCATGAACCGTCAATTAAGAAAGTAGCATATTGAGTTTCAGGGTGGAATCCAGCTTCAACTAAAGCGAATCTAGATTTTACAGCAACCTTAGGAGCCATAGTTCCTTCAGCGATAGCCTGTACTGATTCAGCCATTAAGTAAGGCATGAATACAAGACCAGCTGAGTTACCGTCACCTTTTCTACCAACTGATACGTAGTAGTCGTTCCATGCTCTGTTAGGGTCAGTGTAAACATTGACACCAGCAACAGAACCAACTGGGTAAATAGCACCTGCAGATTGTGCAAATGTATTAGCCATTGGGTTAGCAACGAAACCAGCAATAGATTGAAGAACAGTAGCAACTTGTGGTCCTACAACCGCAAAGTTACCAGCACCTCTTCTACCTCTGTTAGCGATAAGGTTAGCAGCAGCTAAGATGTTAGTTAAGATTTTTCTCTGCTCAGAAGCAGCAGTTTCACCACCACTTAAAGATGCAGCAGCAACCAATGTAAGGTCTAATCCACCAGCACCTAATGCATTAGTTACGTTAGTAGTACCTAATGTAGAGATTTTACCAAGGATTAACTTGTTGATTGACTGTGTCAATTCGTTAACTAATACTGACTCAACTTGAGCAACAGCATCAACACCGAATTGTTTTAAATCTTGAACTTGCTCTCTTGTAACAGCAGCAGCGATCTGATAAGTTTCAGCAGCTACTGACTTGCTAAATAAAGAAAGTCCCATTAATTTGTCAGGAGTTTGCTCACCAACACCTCTTTCGAAAGCAGTTCCATCATCGTTACCAGACATTCCAGGAATGTGGTCTTCTAACGCTTTTACTAATTCAACAGAACCAGCATCAGCACCAGCAGCTTCTAAGTCAGCAGCAACAGTAGCGTTAGCACTATCTAAAGTACCTACTTTAAAGATTGACTTTCCATCAATTCTTGAAGAACCAACGTAAGTGTAATCACCGTTTGTACCACCTGAAGCAGCGATGTTTGAAGTACCTGCACCAGAAGCTTTTACATAAGTAGGAGCTTCAGAACCTCCAATCTTACCACCTTCATATACGAAGTCTAAGTAAGATAAAAGACCCATTGGCCCAGCCATTGGTACAACAGGAACTAAGTCTAAACCGATAGTTTGACCAGCAACCTGCATAGCTAATGGTAATAAAGAAGGTGACTTGTCACCAGAACCATCAGCAGTTGATGTTGATTGACCAGAACCCATACCAGAAGGTAAAGATGCTGCTCCCATACCAAAGATGTTACCAGCATTGCCTAAAGACATGATGTTAGCATCTTCGTAAAGTTTGTGGTTGTGGCAGTATTGCGACATCCACGCTAATTTGCTAGATTCAGTAATACCAGTCGCAGACTCGATGATCGGTGACCAAGTATCTCTAATCTCAGCTTCATTAATTAAATTTGCCATTTTGATTTTATATTTTTTTATGGTTTTTAATTTCGATTACATTTCAGATTTTTGCTTCTTATCTGACAATCGATTTCTTTTCTATATATTTTTGCGTTTTTTAAAATTTCTTATTTTTTAAATTTTTTCGCAATACTTTCTTGAATTCCTTCTAAGTTGTATGGTAATTCTTTAGTAGCTTCTTTAGATTCTTTCACTAACTCTACTTTTTCCATAACAACTTTGTTGTCTCTCAAGTCTCTTGTTTGCCAGAAGTTTCTAACTTGATAGTGTGTTTCAAGTCTGTGATACTTAGACTGTGCAAGTAATTCTTTCTTCTTAGATTCAGAAAGAGTTTCCCATTTGTCTTTGTACTCTTTTGGCATCATTGTAATAACATTAGGCTCGTTAGTAGCTTCATCAGTTACTAATGAAGAGTTCCATAATGTTGCAATTTGAGACTCAGTTAAGAAACCTTTACCTTCGACAGCTTTAGTAACTTTAGCTTGGTCTTCTTTTGAAAGTGAATTGAATTCTTCTTTCTTAGCCTCGTTAATAAATCTAAAGAAGTGTGGGTCTTTAGAAGTTTTAGCTTCTGCTTTTTCGATAAGAGCTTGAAGTTTCTCAGTGATTGAGTTTTTATACTCTTCAACGTGGTCTTCTTCTTTTTCCTCTTCAGCAACTTCTTCAGTTTCTTCTGATTCTTCAGCAACTTCTTCAGTTTCTTCTGATTCTTCAGTAGTTTCTTCAGCTTCTTCAGCTTCTTCAGTTACTTCTTCAGTTTCTTCTGACTCTTCTGTAGCTTCAGTTTCTTCTTCAGCAACCTCTTCTTCAGATTCTTCAGATTCTACTACTTCTTTAGCACCTTCTTCGCCGTCAACGATTTCTGCTTCAACCTCAGCAGCTTTATCTTCTGCTCTGTCTTTAGCGTCTTCCATTTCTTCTCCGTCGAATTCTTCTTTTTCAGTCTTATCAACTGGCTTTTCTTCTGGTTCTAGACCAGCTTCTTCACCGTCTTCTAAGATTAGGTTATTGTTAACTGTTTCTGCAACGTACTCTGCATATTCAGTTACTTTTTCTAAATTTTCTTTTAAGTACTCTGCATACTTTACAACTGCGTCAGCTTTTAAAGCACCTTCGTTGTAAGACTCTGCTAAATAATTAGTATAGTCTTTAACAGCTTGTGTAGCTTCTGCAACATGTTCAGTATATTCTATAGAGCGCTCAACTTTTTCATTTAATTCACTATTTGCAGTAATGTTCTTGTCAACATTCTCAGCTAAATAGTTAGCGTACTCGATTGATTCATCAAGTTTTTTAGCAAGGTATGTGCTGTACTCCTTTAAATTCTCTACTTCACCTTGGATACCTTCAGAACTTTCAAAAGTCGATAAAGTTTCTTTAAGACCTTTGATTTCTTCAGATAGGTAAGCTGAGTATTTATTGAAATCTTCAACACTTACGAATTTTGATTCAGCCATTTTTGTTTCAGTTTTATTTTCGGTAGTTAAAAGTTCTTTTCTAGGTTCAATGTCGTAAATGAACAAATTATCGTTATTATCAAAACCATAGGATTCATTTACTCTTTTCAATTCAGCATTCTCAAATCCAGGGTCTGCTACTAAATCGTATGTAAATAATTGTTTAATTTTTACAGTTCCGTTAGACTCAACAGTTCCTGCTGCTCTTGATGAAATTTGTAAAGGAACACCAGCATCTACTAAGGCTTTAGCCTGTCTTCCGGCTTCAGTATCTAATAGTCTGATTTTTCCTCTGACCTGCTTGCTTTCTTTATCATAGTGAAGTTCCTCTATAATGTGAGAAACGTTCTTTAAAGAAACGTCAAAATTTTGTGGGTGGTCCAGTTCTCCAAGAAGTTTAGACGACTTAATTTTGTCTTGAAGAGCCTCAATCTGAGGAAGATATTCGTCTTCCGTGTAGATTCTATTGTTTCTGTTCTTTTTGTCTATTTCACCAAAAGTGCCCTCAAGTACATAAGCTCCGTCGCTTTTCTCAAACTTCAATTCACCTGAAGACCTTTCCAGGATTAGAAGGTTTTTTAATGTACTCATAATTATTCTAGAATATGTTTGTTGTATATATCTTTATAGAAAAATGATTTTTTCATTTTTACGGTTTTATGACTCTAAATCTGCAAGCTGTGCCGCTAAGTCTTCATCATCATCTGATGCTGGCTCTTCAGCTGGAACCTCTTCAGTTCCAGAATCGGCTGCAGCTGCATCTTCCTCTTCTTTTTCTTTTTCAGCTTTTTCAGCGTTTTTCTCTTCTTGATATTCATTGTAGAATTTAACAAGAGTCATAATATCGGCTTCGGTGAATGCGCCGTTTCCATATTCGTTGTAGAAGTAATCTTTAAATTCCTTTTCTGTTTCTGAGTCAATTATTACACCTAGTATCTCAGCTCCTTTAATCTCTTCGCCAGAGTCTAAAGTAATATCATCGATTACAACATCAGAGTCTTCACCTGCTTTAACGGCATCTTCCTCAATACCATTAACAAATTCATTGAATTTCTTAATTGTTACAGGTGCATAATTAGAATCTTCCGATTCGTTGATATAATTTGAAAAGTCTCTTAAATTTTTCATAGTTACTTTATATATCTTTTACATCATGCCCATGTCCATTGGATCGATTTCTGGCTCTTCAGCATCTTTAGCAGCTTGTCTCTGCTTATATGCTTTATTAGCAGCTTTATCATCCGGACTTAATTTTAAGTATCTGTCTACAAGGAAGTCCATATCGAAGTAGTTCTCTTCTTCCATTGTTATTGGGTCAGTTTTAACTAGGGAGTCTTGCATTGTTGTAATGAAGTCTAGTCTCTTTTCCATGATTTCCATTTGCTTTAACTCAGCAAACATATTTTCTTCATTAAATTCAATGGCAATCTGTGTTCTAAAGTTAGCGTCTTCTTTGAATTCAGGGAACTTCAAGCACATTTGTAACCATAGTGGCTTTACTAAGATTTCTTGCCAAGAAGAACGTAATCTCTTGATAAACTTAGAGAATTTAATTTCATCTCTAATCATACCATCGGCTGCAAGGTTGTAGTCTCCTCCGCCATCTTCATACATGAATCTATTGAAAGGAATTTTAGAAACTTGCTTAAGTTTATCTGAGAAGTATTTAAGTGCTTCTGTATCGCTTAATTCAGGTCCATCTCCACCAAGTGTTTCAATCTCTGGTTGTTCACCGTCTTTAGAAGGTAACCAATACTCTTTGTTGAATTGTAACATTGGTTTTCCATTTGTAGTAAGGTTTGCAGATTCCCAATCAAAGTCAACAACTTCTTTATAGTTATTCATTAACTGTGCAAGAGATTGCTTTGCTCTTGTTTTTGATTTACCACCTACTGGGATGATAAACTTCATTCTATATGATGAATTGGTAACAGCCCAAATAACTCGGGTATGTTCCATAATTCTCATTAGGTTAAATGCTCTAATTAATCTTTCAAGATAAGAAACTCTAGATGCAGTAGTTACAGAAGAGTAAGAAATATAAACTATTTGCGCATCGTAAAGGACTCTTTCTTTTAAAGGATCGTCTTTAAACTGAATCCAAACCTTCTTACCATCGTCTTTATTATACCCCGGCATCAGTGTTACGGGGTCAATTTCTTTAAAACCTATAATTTCAGTTTGCTCAGGATTGTAAATAATTTCAAATGACAGATAGCCATCAACTAAGAATTTTCTAAAGAAGTACCATGCTGATTGGTCTGTATTAAAACCAAAGTATTGATAGATGTCTCTGTAAGATTTATTTAAATACTTTTGAACTTCATCAGAAACTTCCATTCCTATAATCTCTGGATTTCCAATAAAATTTTTATTATCATACACTACTGATTCATCACATAAAATATCAAGTATGTCTTCTATTTCGTCATAGGTTGAGAACTTTCTAAGTTCTTCTCTTTTATTTACATAATTTTGGTCAAAGAACGGGATGTTCTTTCTCATGTTGACGTCTGCCATAGATAGTGCTGCAAAAGCACCATACATGTCGTCGCTGTCAACTCCAAACATGTTCATTTGGCCGTAGCCAAACTCATCTTCTACTGGACCTATCGCCTGTGATTGTCTTAAAACTAAATCGTCATAGTACATACCAAACGAAGATAGTCTCTTTAGGGTATCACCTATAGTAAATGGTCTCTTCTTGTAACTAAGTGGGCCATTTCTGTCTACGAATCCTGCCATTATTGTTTAATTAAATTATTTTCTCTTCTTTTATATATTTCGATTTCGATTGTATTCTTCGAATAATGCTCTCAGCATTGTTTTATTAGCTCCTTCAAGTTCTATAAAGTCACAAAGTGCTATTTCAGGCCATTTGTTATATGAAACGACAGCCTGTTTAGACTTTCTGTTTCTTTTATATCTTCTTATGGCGAAGCCAAACCCATATTGGTCTAGATAATTCTTAACTCCATCATACGTTATTCTAAGAGCTCTTTGTCTTTTAGCGTGATTTTCTTTACTTCCACTACTAGCAGATTTTATCTGACCTTCTAGATTATTATACAAATCATCTAACATTTGTTCTTTTATTCTTATAGGTAATAGATTTAAATTAACTCCTATATCATCTCCAGATGGAGTAGGGTCCATTGCTAACACAACTGGATTCTTATCAAACCATGGTAAATTTTTAGTAACGGGTGCATATTCAAAAACATATATCTTTCCGGGTTCGAATGCAGTTCTTGTAGAAACTACAGTGTCTTCCTTTCTGGATCGTAAAGAATCAGAAAACCATTCCTCAGCTATCTTTCTAGCTCTGGTTTTT